GCTAATTATGAGGCCAAAAGATGACAACTCTACTGATGCTGAATGCAAGCGCAAGCTGTTTGAGCAAAAGATTAATTACTCAAATGTTTGGTTTGTTCTAGAGGATAGGAAGTCAGTTGTCGATATGTGGCGTGGTGAAGGCTTGACTTGTCTTCAAGTCGCTCCAGGAGATTTTTAAATGAACATAAGGCTCATTGGAAATGACATTGAGATTGATGGAGAGAAGGTTGCTCGTGTATTTGATGTGCGGGCAACTCTCAGAGGCCAACTTGAAGAAGCCATAGAAAAAGCAGAACGCTACGAGCGCATGGTTGATCATAAACAAAGTGAATCAGAGGATTTTTATGAAAAAGGTTTTGAACAAGGAAAAGAGATTGGGCTCGAAGAAGGTCGCCAAGAAGGATATGAGCAAAGAGAAGCTGAAGGAAAAAGTTGATGCTTCTATAATACTTCAAAAAATGTCTTTTACTTTTAAAGAGAGAAACAAAGTTTATGGAGACAATTACAAAACTGTTGGAGTCGTAATGTCTGCTTTGTTCCCTGCTGGTGTCAACCTTAAAACAGTTGATGACTATAATACTTGGCACCTTTTCGAGTTAATGATTGTAAAGTTGACTAGGTTTGCGAACACAAATATGACTCACAAAGACAGCATACATGACGCTGCAGTCTATGCTGCTATGGTCGAGTCTTTACTTCCAGAGGAGGAAAATGATGAGTAACATTTTAATAACAGGGTCTAGTAAAGGTCTTGGGAAAGCAATGAAGGATGAGCTTCAAAATCAAGGCCACACAGTTATTGATTTCAACCTAGAGAATGGTGATGATGTAAGGAAAGCAAAAACTGCTAGTTCAATCAATGTTGATGTATTAATAAATAATGCTGGTGTGAATATAATAAACTGGCTTGAAAATTTTGAGGAAAGTGATTGGGACAAAGTCATGGACACAAATGCCAAAGGCATATACATGATGACAAAGGCTTGCTTGCCCTCTTTGATAGAAAATAAAGGAACTGTTTTAAACATTGTCAGCAATGCAGCTCACATGCCTATGACTTGCTCTCTCGCTTACAATGCATCCAAAGGTGCAGCTCACATAATGACTTTGCAGCTTGCTCGTGAGCTGACCAAGAAGCATGGCATAACTGTTTTTGGCATAGCACCAAACAAATTGTCTGGTACTGGAATGAGTGATGACATTGACGATCAAGTCGTTGCAACTCGTGGTTGGACTAAAAAGTATGCACAAGAGTATCAGCTTAATGGATTGCTAACTGGGGAAGAAACACCACCAAAAAGGCTAGCTGAATTTGTTGCATACCTACTTCAAACAAAAGAACACCACAAGTACCTGACAGGGTGCATCATACCATATGGAGCATAAAATGAAATTCACTATAGAACAAATAGCAATCGTCCCAAAAGACCCTGTAGCGGCAAAGAAGTTGCTTTCTGAAATAGGAGCTGTTGAGTGGGCTGAAGATCATGTTGTTGCGACTGGGAATGTTTTCGGTAATCAGGGAACAAATGAAGCCAATCTATCTTTTAATTATGATTTGTTTTCTGGGAAAGAGTTTGAAGTCTTAGATTATACATCTGGTCGCAACTGGATAGATTACAGAGGAGAAAGGAATACTGTAAGTCATTTAGGTATGCATTGCACTGCAGAAGATCTTTTGAGCTGGAGGGAGTTTTTTAAAGAACGTGACATTCAGGTAGCTCAAGAAGTTTTCACTGACTCTCACACTAATCCTGTCATTGCAGGGCTGAGGTCTTACAACTATGTGATATTTGACACAAAAGACATACTCGGTGTTGATCTAAAGTTTATAGTAAGGATAGATGCAAATGATAGTGTTTGATCTAGAAACCACAGGTCTGCCCAAAGCCGAGGGTTCTGACCTTGACATGCAACCAAAGATAATTGAGTTTGGTGCAATTAAATTAGGAGAAGACCTTAATGAGATTGACAGGCTTGAGTTCTTTTGCAATCCTGGACACCCACTTGACCCAGTCATCACCAAGATCACCAAGATCACAGATGAAATGCTAAAAGGTGAAAAGCCATTCATAGCAAACTACAACAGGCTTTGTGAATTTTTTCTTGGTGAAAAGATTATGGTTGCCCACAACTTGCCTTTTGATCGTAAGGTTTTAAAATTTGATCTTGAGCGCATAGATAAAGTTTTGCACTTCCCTTGGCCTTATGAGCACATTTGCACTGTTGAGGTTGGGGAAAGTGTGTGGGGTAAAAAACGCAAGCTAGGTGACATTCACAAAGAAGTAACTGGTGAAGAAATAAAAGATGCTCACAGATCTGTTAATGATGTTGAAGCAACTATCAGGATACTTAAATGGTACAGAAGTGAAGGCCATGTTTAATGACACAGGATCAAATAAATTCAGAGATCACTCAAATACTTCAAGAGTGGCAGAAGAATCACATTGTCGCACCTCTGGACCAGTTTTCAAATTTTCAAATAAAAAACGACATATTAAAATTATTGCTGAAAGTGAGAAAGGAAGATGTTAAATGTTAGAGCACGAACTGAATATTCATTCCGCAAAGCCTATGGACCATTATCAAAAGTCATCGAGGCTTGTGAGGGTGATACCATTGGTATTGCTGATTCTGGGACTTGGGGTCATGTCGCCTTCAATAACGCATGCCGAACAGCAGGAAAGAAGCCTATGTTCGGAGTTGAGATTCCAGTCGTTGGGGATCCAATGGCACGTGAAAAACAACCCGCAAATGGAATGTGTTTTATTGCCAAGAACAACACAGGCCTCAAAGAGATATATGAGCTCGTTACAAGAAGCACAAGAAAAGAGAACTTCTACTACTTCAACAGGCTGGGATACTCTGATCTTTTTGATGTCTCTGACAATGTAATAATAACCAGTGGCACCCACCCTGAGTGGGGAATGTTGCCTTTGGCCAGAAAAGACGATCTTTATATTGAGATGAATCCAATGAGCACCCGCAAAGCTCTTGACTTTTGTGAGTCAAAAGGATTCAAGCCAATAGCAACCAGTGATAATTTTTTTCCATCAGTCAAAGATAAAAAGGCATATGAAGTTCTGATTGGTCGCAACAGGACAGACCGCACCAAGCCAATGCACATACTTAATGAGTGGGAGCTGAGAAGCTGCTTGCCTTGGGTCGTTGATGAGGCTTTCAGCAACACATATGAAATAGCTTCTCAGTGCGAAGTAGATTTGCCTATTGCTCAGATGATATCATTTGAGAAAACTAAGTCTCTTCTTCAGCTTTGTCAAGAAGGTGCTTTTCAGAGAGATGTTGACCTCTATGATGAAGTTTATAAGTCTCGTCTTAAAAGAGAGCTGGACATGATAGCCAGCAAAGAATTTGAAGACTATTTCTTTGTTATTGCTGACATGATAAATTATGCAAAACAACATATGCTTGTTGGACCAGCCAGAGGATCATCAGCTGGGTCACTTGTTTGTTGGTTGCTTGGGATAACCGACGTTGATCCTATTAAGCATAATTTGTTGTTTGAAAGATTTATTGATATAACACGCAAAGACCTGCCTGACATTGATATTGATTTTCAGGATGACCGAAGAGAGATGGTCATTCAATATCTCAGAGACAAGTACGGTGAAGAAAAAGTTGCACACCTCGGAACAGTATCTCGTTATAAAGCCAAAAGTACAATAGCAGAGGTATCAAAAGAACTAGGTATTCCAGCTTGGGAGGTGAACGACCTCAAAGGTGCGATCATTGAGAGAAGCTCTGGTGACTCTCGTTCAGCATTCTGCATACTTGATACGTTTAATGAATTAGATGTTGGGCGGCAGGTTCTTGAGAAATACCCACAGATGAAGATTGCAGCGGAAATGGAAAATCACGCACGCCACACAGGTGTTCATGCCGCAGGAATTATTGTCACTGAAGAGCCAGTTCACACCTATTGCTCAGTTAGTCACCAATCAGGTGCCGCAATGATCGATAAGAAAGATGCTGAGGATCTTAATCTTTTGAAAATTGATGCTTTGGGTCTGAGGACTCTTAGTGTTTTGCAGGATGTTCTTGACCAAGTTGGATGGAAGCGTGACCAACTTATAAATTTTGATTTAGAAGACCCACAGGCATTTAAAATCCTGAATGATGAAAAATACGCAGGGATATTTCAGTTTGAGGGATATGCACTTCAGTCTTTGCCTCGTCAAATGAAAGTTCAAAACTTTGAGGATGTGGCATCAATA